GCACGATGCCGTCAACCGTCGCGATGAGCAGATCGCCACCGACCGAGGTCCACGCATTCATGCCCATCGGCGGCGAGATCGCGTAGACGCCCTCCTGGTGCCAAGGCGTCGAGCCGGTCGCGACACTCGGGTCGCCGCCGGTGAACACGATCACCTCGCCCTGGTTGGTCACGAACACGCATTTGTCGTCGATGCCGTCGCCAGCATCGATCGACCACGTGGCGCCGAACAGCAGACTGCCGCCCTTGCTGGCGGCGCCCGACAGCGGGACCTTCTGCAGCACGCCACCAACCGCATCGAGCGGCAGGTACCACGCGTCCATCGTGCCGCCCTGGATGAAGAACCAGCGATTGCGATACTTCCAGACGTAGGTCAGGCCCTTGCCTTGCGTGACGCCGGCCGGCAGCACGTTGTAGGTGATCGCGCTCGCACCATCGGCCGGCGCTCCCAGCGCGGGATCGAGCACGACCCAGGTCGCACCCTTGAAGCGCAGCGGGAAGTCACCGTTGTCGTTCACCGCCAGGAGAAAGTCGCCGGCAGCGTTCGCGAGCTGCGATGCAGAGTAATTGCCCGAGGTCTGCCCAGACTTCACCAGGACCGGCGTGGCGTTGGTGACCTCGAACAGCTTGGTGGCGTTGGCGGCGAACATCTTGGCGATGTTGCCGCTGACATACTCGAACCCCGAGATCAGCGGCAACCGCGTGACGCTCGCGGTCGCGTCGGTCCAGAACGTCGGATGCGCGGCGCGGTCCTGAGCGAATGTCGTGGGGGTCGCTGCGCTCGTGTGAGCGACCGCGACATCCCAGAACGTGCCGGTGGCTCCGTCATAGGCGCGCGTCCCGACGGTGTAGACGTGAGAGACGACCCAGGCCGGTGCGTCGAGCGCATGCACGTCACACCAGCGCACGCAGCCGCCGCGCAGCTTGAGGCCACGCAGCGTCGGCAACCAGTTGTCGCTGACGATGCAGCCGCCGGGCTTCATGTAGGCTTCGTTCTCGTCCATCACGATGCCGCGCGTCGGCGCCGCCAGCGTGATGGTCTTCAGGTTCTGCGCGTTCTGTCCGTCCACCGGCTGTCGGCGGAATGCCATGTGGCGGCTCATGGCGTCGGCACCGGGAACGGATACGCGACGCGCGCGGTCGACGAGATCGGCGAGCGGCCGATGATGATCGGGCTCGGCTTGTCGCTACCCATCGCAACCTGCAGCGCATCGCCGTAGGTGCCCATATCCTCCGCGTAGGGCGATCCCTTCTGCGCTTTCCATTGCCACGTCATGCCGAGCTTCAGCAGCCGCTCGTCCAGGCGGAAGCGGTCGAGGTCGTTCACGAAGCGCTCGCCGTTACCGCCCGCGTTGAGCACCACGCAGTTGCGGTCGAGATACGGGAAGCGTGCGGTGACGGCGGGGACCGCCGGCAGCGGCGGCGCTGCGGGGATCGCGGCGGCCATGATCGGATAGATGTGCATGTAGTCGCCGAGCAGCGTCCACTCGCCCCACGCGTCGACCTCGTTCGCCGCGCGGCGCTGCAGCCACTGATCAGTATCGGCGATGAAGCGCATGGGCTGCAGTGTCGAGGTCGAGCGCCACACCTGCGCGGTGAGCAGCATGCGCTTGTAGTTGGCCGGCAGCGCGAACGCCGTCGTGCCGGCCATGACGCCGGTCACCGGCGGGACCAGGACGCCGTCGCCGGTGAACGTCACCTGCGTCTTCAGTCGCGTCCACTCGCGCGTGTCGTAGGCGATGCGCTGCGCCATCTCGTTGGCCAGCGCGACCATCTCCTGCATGGTGCGATTGTTGGCGATGCTGGTGAACACGGTGGTCGGGATTTCAACACCGACCGCCGCACACACATCCTGCACCACCGTCAGGAGGGACATCAGGCCGCCTTCGTTCCACGCGCGTCGATCGCCATCCGCACCAGCGTCTTGCGGCCCAGCGCGCCCTGCGGCGCGTGGCCGGTCTGCGTCTTGATGAACGCCTTGAGCTGGTCGTCCGTCATGTCGTCGAACTCAGCGTCGGCCTGGGCGGCCGCGACCTTCTTCGCTGCCTCCAGGTCCTCCTGCAGCACCGCGAGCTTCGCGCGTGCCGCCTCCAGCTCAGCTGCCATCAGCGCATTCGGAGCGCCGAGCTTGGCATCGGCCATGAACTCCTGCGCACGGTTCTTCATGTCGCGACCACCAGGGCCGAGGTTCTTCAGCTCGTTGCCGTCGATCAGCGCGAGCTGCTCGACCGTGTAGATGTTCTGCGCGCGTAGCTCGGAGCGCCGCGCCTCGGTGAGGAACGGCGCATGCGTGAGCGGGGTGCCGCTCTTGGTCTGCACGTTCTGCGCCTTGAACTGCTGATACTGCCGGCTGAAGCGCTCGGCGTAGGTGACCGTGCGCTGGCCGCCGGTGAGCGGGTCCGTCTCCCAGTGCGAGACGGCATGCGCCGGGAATGGCGACATGTTTTTCGAGCCGGGCGCGCGAATTTCCACGATCTCCATGTCGTCGCAGATGAGCCGGTTCTCGGCGATAGACTTCATCGGGTTCGGTACGGCGTGATTTTTGAACAACGCGACCAGCGAGCTGTCGGGGTCGCGAGGGTCGATACGGGTGTTGAGCATTGTGCCTCTCGTGATGTGGTCTGGGACCGTCGCCGGAACGACGGCCCCAGGTTGGCCTCGGACAAGGTCAGCAGGGGGCCGAGCCACGCGCCCGAGGTTCTCGGGGCGGTGATCAGGCCGCCGGATTGCTGTCGTAGAGACGCCAGTTGAACAGCGGGTTGGTCATCGTCAGCTCACCCATCCACCCGATGAACTGCGCGATGGCGTCCTTGTCGATTGGCATCATGCCTTCGCCGTCGAACAGCTTGTCGAAGTTGCGCGATGGGTGGTAGCGCAGGCGGAAGCTGCCGGTGTCCAGACCGAACGTGGTGTTCGCCGGCATGTTGCTGCCGATGCCGCCGTCGAGCACGATCTCGGCGCGCTTGCCGCCCCCGATATATTCGAGCGCGGAGAACCCAAGCTTGCCGAGGGACGTCTCGTTGGTCTGCCGCTGGATCGCGATCGTGGCGGCGTCGTAGGCGGCGTAGTGCTCGGGCGACATGATCAGCAAGTCGGCGTAGTCGCGGCCGCGCGAGCGCGAGGTCATGATCGAGTTGAGGATCGGCCTGATCCTGGTGCTGTCCACCTGCGTGCCGGCGATACCAGGGAAGCCGGCCTGTGCGTCGAACGTGGACGTGCGCCAGATGGTGGCGGTGGCGCGATCGATGCCGCCATAGACGCCGGTGTTGGTGATGAGCGGCACCGCCGTCGCGAGGCCGGTGAGCTGCTTGCCGCCGTTCGCCGTGCCATCGCTGTAGAGGCCGGCGTCCATGGTGTCCTGCAGCGAGCGCTCGGCCGCATCGATGTAGGCGTCGTAGACATCCTCCAGCTGGTTCTCACCCTCGTTGTTGAGAATTTCCTGCATGCTCAGGATGACGGGCACCACGACCATCTTGGGCTCGTAGAACGCGTCGTTGAACAGGTCGATCGCAGGGTTCAACAGCTGGTCATAACCGCTGTACCACTGGGCAACCTGCTTGCCGATCTGCAAGGTCTGGCGGATGCGCGGGCCGCTATACGTGGTCCACAATCCCTTCTTCCTCATCACAGCGAGCAACGCGTTGTTGTTCGAGACGAGGTCCTCGTAAGAGGACGAGCGGTCCTCTAGCGCCATCGAGAGAATTTGCTGGTAGGCGACTGCACCAGCAGGAACGATATTCGGCACAGATGTGCTCCCATGTTTGTGTCAGGACGCGCGCTCACGCACGCTGCAAGTCAGCGGTCGAGGTCACGGGTCTGAGCCGTGCGGGGAGCGGGCTGAACCGCCTGGGTGCCGTCAGTTAGAGGCCGCCATTCACACGCTTGATCGCGTTCGAGATGGCGTCGCGTCGTGCGACCGGCTTGTTCGAGCGATACTGTGCACCGTTGCCGGTGCCACCAGGAGCGCCATGGATCGAGCGGTCGGGCGTGCGGGTCTGAGCCGCATGGGTGCCGTTCGTGCGGGTCTGAGCCGCGCGGGTGCCGGGCCGAAGCATCTCGGCGCGGCGGTAGGCGGTTTCCAGGTCGAAGCCGAGCTTGATCTCGTTCTCGATCAGGTCACCCAGCTCGTCGAAGCGCGGATGCGCTGCGGCGAATGCGTCCACGCCAGACCGGGTCTGCGTGAACACTTTCTCATGCTGCATCCTTCGCAGCTCGTTCGCAATAGCCTGCACCTCCTGGCGCGCCTGCTGGAGCTGGTGCGACTGCGCCATCTGGGTGTTCTGCGAGCGCAACAGCTGCTGCTGCTCGGGGGACTGATTGACGATGTGCCACGCGACATCGTGCAGCGTGAGCCGCTGTCCGTTGTCGGCGCGCAGGTTGAGATTGTTCACGATGACGTCGAGGCCGCCGACGACGTCGTTGCGGAGCTTCTCCTCCATGCCGACGTAGTTGCTCAGCGCGCGATGCAGCGTCGTACCGTGCTGCTGCGCCATCTGCTGGAACGGCCGGATGGCGTTCATCTCCTGGTGGTCGCCGCGATACTGCTGGTACGCGCGGCCGAACTCGTGGTGCATGCGGTGCACCTCGCCGCGCACGCTCTCGGGCGCCGCGTGCCAGTCGGCCCTGGCGCGCTCGGACATGCGCTGCGGCGGGTCGCGATAGGGCGTGCCCTCGGGGAGCTGCTTCCT